CGGGGTTCTCGAGTCTTGCTACCAGGTAGGGGGGGTATTGGGATATAGTCCTGGCCGGGACTGGTCCAGCTTTGGGCAGAAAAAAAGGGGGCTGATGCCCCCTAATCAATGATATCGTAAATATTGATTACACGCTCATCATCCGATAACTCAATACCAGCACGACCTACTACTACCTTTTTGATAGTTTCGATGAACTGTTCGTCATTTTCAAATGAAAATCTATATTCGCTATCATAACGAACCAGCTCGCCATTGACATAGACAACAGTGTCCAAAGTACCATCGTCCACTATATAAATTTCATTTTGTATACCTACTGAATTTTTCATTGAGCACACTCCTCTAGTTTATCGGTTAACTCACTTTCATCCCATGTGGTAAGACACGAGCCACATAACCAGTACCCCCACCAGTAATGAATGTCCCCCTTTTCATCTACTTCTTTTTTACATAATTCACAATCAATCATACCTACTGAAGTTTTCATTGAGCACACCTCTCGCAAATATCCACTTTCACGTAGTACGGATCCCATTGATGTACTGTCCCGTCATAAGAGACCATACCAGAGTCACCCATTCGTTTTGATCGTTGAGCGTATTGATCACCCTTATTAATTATTGAATCACATTCAGTACATGTTCTTTGTTTCATTGATCGTTTAGTTTTCATAAATCACCTCTTAATTGTTGAAATACCATATTATCCCATGTAAAATAGAATCTCAACAATTAGAGAGGTATTTAGAATGGAAAACAAACTTAAATTTATTATCACTGATTCTCATGCGTATCTTCGAGTTCCCTATAATCTATTAGAAGATGAAAAATACACTGATTATTCGTATAGAGATAAAGAATACGCATATCTTGAAGAGGATTATGACGCTTTGACCTTTATCTACAAACATGATCTTGATGATTCAAAAATCAACGTAGCCACGGTCGATAACTTAACTACTACTAGATGCATTAATTCATAAGGGGGCGATCAAATGAAAGATCCATTAGACGTTCTATACAATAAGTTTACTAACTCAAATTGTCCTAATTCAGAATTGATTAAGAAACATCATTTAGCTGTATGGCATAGTGGTGGCGGTTTTTTTCATTTAGCGAGAATATGTTCTGATGAAAAGATATACCTTATTAACCCCATAGAATCAGATCCAAATGTTGATTGTACGTGGCTAAATAATATGACAAATAAAGACATTAAAGCATTTAATAAAGATTCGTTATGTCAATTCGGCCATGAGAATCGTAAAGGGGATTATGAATATTTTGTTTTACCTTTTGAAGAAGGGTTAAAAAGAATGGAAAATGAAATATTTGAACACGCTGTACACGAATGCCAACAAATGTTTTGGGGCGAGCTTGTGAAGCATTATCCCCACACTACGGATGGAGCGTTTGATCCTTTGGAGTCAATTAAATGGGACGAGGCTTGCGAAAAAGCCATCAAACATTGGCTAGACTTTAATCATTATCAATAATCAATTACCTCTTGGGTGCCCCTTCGGGGGCATTTTTTTTGCCCACAGCCTCGACTATTCGGGTTGTCGGGGTTCGGGTTGTCGGGGTTCGGGTTGTCGGGGTTCGGGCTTCGGGATGTTTAGAATTGGTTGCCCAATGTTAATGGACACTTTTATTGGAAAGGGTTGACGCCTGGAAAAGTGTCCAGGGGACTATTCCCGGGAAAAAAAAAAACGGAGCTGGACCAGCTCCGTAAAAAAAAAGGGGGCGAAAGCCCCCTCGAGTTTAAAACGCTTGTATTATTATCCCTTCATTAAATTGGATAACTTGCGTGTACTCCATTAGCTGATCCATTGTTTCAATTCTTGGAAAAGAGTGTTTTGAAGGATTATAATCGCGTTTGATTTCGTCTAGGTTTTTATATTCACTATAGACGCAACGAAACGAAATCGGATCAAAGTCTAATTCTTGATCAGTGTCATTCTCTAACTCAGTTAGATAATCAAATAACGCTTCTGCTCCCGAATAAGAAAAACCATGTTCTGGCTTCGACATTTCAGTTACAAACTGATGTTTAAATACTGTTTGTTTCATTCTTGAATTACCTCTTTAATTGTTAAGATATGATCCTACCACTAATTAGACAATATTCCAATACTTTGGAATTAATTGGTAAATATTCCATAAATTAGTATTATTTTATATTTAGATATGATACTCTAAGTATGTACTTAGAGAGAAACAACAACTAAAGAGGTATATAGAATGAATATTAAGAAAACAGTTAACCGCCTGGTGATCGCTAATATGGAATTAGCACAGTTTGACAGAAGAGTTAAACAATTAGAAAAAGAGCAAGGTATTGATACCTTGCGAGAAGAGATCGCAATGCTCACCGATCAAGTGAGGGAATATTCAAAAGACAAGAGAGAAGCCCACGATCTCGAGTCTGAGCATGGTACGGTTACAGTGAGAAAATTAACGCCTAAAGTTGACACTGTGAAAACATCGATCGCTGTACCGATTCTAGAAAAATTCGTTAAGCAAGGCCGACTAGCTCAGTCTAAGTTTGATCAGTGTGTTACGAAAGGCATGGGCGATAAGAAAAGAATAGTGCTAGTATCATGGGATAACCTAGCCTAGTCTAACTTAGCCGATATCGAAGCCCCCTTGATCGGGGGCTTTTTTTTGCCTAGCCGATCGGGATCGGGATCGGGATCGGGTTGCCTAGGTACTTAGGCACTTAGCTGATTTTTCGGACGGCTTGCCGTCAGTCGGAATCGGGCGAAGCACCACCTCTCTTTAGGGAGGAGTGAGCTAGGATAGTGTTTCATAAATATATTTGGGTATAATAGGCATTCAGAAATAAGAAAGAAGGAGAAAATATGATTTGTTACCATGGGACTCCCTTGTCCGGGGAGATACTAAATGTTGTTAGAGCATTAGCGAACCGTGATGCAATGGTTTCGTTCTATCGCCCAGATCAGATAAAAACGATTGCTGAAGTGTGCCGTAGTTTTGTTTTAGACAATGGTGCGTTTTCTGCGTGGCGTAAGGGTGAGCCTGTAGAGGATTGGTCGAAGTTTTATGATTGGGTAGAGAAGTGGATGAAGCATCCTGGGGCTGAGTGGTGTTGTATTCCTGATTCGATTGAAGGTGATGAGGGTGAAAATGACAGGTTATTGGACGAGTGGCCGTTTGGTGAGTTTGGGGTACCTGTTTTCCATTTGCATGAGAGTTTGGAGCGGTTAGGTCGTCTTTGTGATAATTATTTCAGGGTAGCGATAGGTAGTTCAGGGTCCTTTGCCCAGGTAGGTACGACCAAGTGGTGGGATCGTATGGGAGAGATTTTGAATTACATGTGTGATGCTGAGGGTAGGCCGTGTGTCAAGATGCATGGTTTACGGATGCTGGATCCTACGTTATTAGCGCATATTCCTTTTTCGTCTGCGGATTCGACGCATTTAGCGAGGAACATATGTAGGGACACGAAGTGGCGAGGACCGTATGCGCCGAGTAGTCCAGTGGCTAGGGCGGCGATTATCATGGATCGGTTAGAGAATCATGCGAAGGCTTCGAGGTGGAGTGGCACGGGGGGCAATCAATTGAATTTTGAGTTATTAGATTGTTCGATGCCGCAAGATGTATCAGGTTAAGGAGTTATTTTTAACGCTTCAGGGGGAGGGCTGTAGGACGGGTTCGGCATCTATTTTCTGTCGATTTAATGGTTGTAACTTATGGAGTGGTTTGGAGGAGCATCGTGCTCAGGCGCGGTGTAATTTTTGTGATACGGATTTTGTAGGTGTGGATGGGGTCAATGGTGGGCGGTACACGGACGATGGATTGGTAGGGAAGATAGTGGATTTGTGGCCTGTGGATGGTGATGGGTGGGTAGTATTTACGGGTGGTGAGCCTTCTTTGCAGTTAGATGGTAGGTTGTTAGGTAGGTTACAGGATGCGGGGTTCAGGAGTGCGATCGAGACAAATGGTACGAGGGAGTTACCGGGTGGGTTGGATTGGGTGTGTATGAGCCCGAAGACTGAGGACATTGTGGTGACGAGTGGGGATGAGTTGAAATTTGTGTATCCGCAGCGTGTATTGAGTCCTGAAGATTTTGTGGATATGGATTTTGAGCATTTTTTCTTACAGCCACTTTCTGATGGGGAGGATCATGTAGGGGAGGTGATGGATTACATATACGCTCATCCGCAATGGAGATTGTCATTACAGACGCATAAATATCTTGGAATCCCGTAATGCATCGGTTATGGTTGTGATATGGAAGTATCTGGTATAAACAAAGCTAGACCTGACTTGGTACCCCCTAGAAAGGAGGCTCCGCCGCCCAAGGAACCGCCGAGAGCCGTGGATCCTGTACCACAATCCAAAACCCCCCACCGAGTAGATAAATTAGTATGAGTTTAGCGACGGTTAGTGATGATGTAGCGCGGGAGATACTGGCGTTAGAGCAAGCGCGGTTAAAGTTAGCGGTCAGGGATCGTGCCCAGGAAGATTTCATGGAGTTTGTGAACTATGTTTATGATGGTTTTATAGAGGGTACGCATCATAAGCAGGTGGCAAAGCAGTTTGAGAAGTTGGCGGTGAACCCCGGTTCCCGGATCATTGTCAATATGCCCCCGAGACATACGAAGAGTGAGTTTGCGAGTTATTTATTACCTGCTTGGTTGATAGGCAAGAATCCCAGTTTAAAGATTATTCAGACTACGCACACGGCGGAGTTAGCGGTACGGTTTGGTCGTAAGGTACGGAATTTGATGGAAATGAAGGAGTATCAGGATGTTTTTCCAGATGTTGAGCTTAAAGCGGATTCAAAGGCTGCGGGACGGTGGGAGACTGAGCAGGGTGGTGAGTATTATGCTGCAGGTGTTGGTGGTGCGATCACGGGTCGTGGGGCTGACTTGCTCATTATTGATGATCCGCATTCGGAACAGGATGCGTTATCTGAGACTGCGATGGAGAATGCGTATGAGTGGTACACCTCGGGTCCCCGACAACGGCTCCAGCCAGGTGGTTCGATAGTTGTAGTAATGACCCGTTGGAGTTTAAAGGATTTGACGGGCAAGTTGATTAAGGCACAGGCCAGTGATGTGATGAGTGATCAGTGGGACATTGTGGAGTTTCCTGCGATATTGCCGAGTGACAATGTGTTGTGGCCTGAGTTCTGGAAGAAGGAGGAGTTATTAAAGGTCAAGGCATCGTTGTCCGTGGGCAAGTGGAATGCCCAGTGGCAGCAGAATCCGACGGCGGAAGAAGGTGCGATTATCAAGAAGGAATGGTGGAATGTGTGGGAAAAGGAAGCGGTTCCTTCGGTTGATTATATTATGCAGAGTTATGATACGGCGTTTAGTAAGAAGGAGTCTGCGGATTATAGTGCGATTACGACTTGGGGAGTATTTCAGCCTGAAGAGGGTGGTTCGGATCATATTATTTTGTTGGATGCCCAGAGGGGCAGGTGGAATTTCCCGGAGTTAAAAGACACGGCGTTGGAGGAGTATAATTACTGGAATCCTGATATGGTGATTATTGAGGCCAAGGCTACGGGTACGCCGTTGACGGACGAGTTGCGAAACATGGGTATTCCTGTGGTAAATTATACGCCTAGTAAGGGGAAGGATAAGCATACACGGATGCATATGGTGGCTCCGATATTTGAGAGTGGCAAGGTTTGGGCACCTGAGAAGAAGTTTGCGGAGGATTTGATTGAGGAGTGTGCGGCTTTTCCGCATGGGGAGCATGATGATTATTGTGATTCGATGTCCATGGCTCTGATACGTTTCCGTAAGGGTGGTTTTTTGAGGTTGGACAGTGATGAGGAAGATGATATTCCAGATTATAGGGTAACACCGAGGGTATTTTACTGATGGCTGATAAAAAGATGAAGATGCAAGAGTTAGAGGTTCCAGACCAATATGGTGGGAAAAGAACGGTAAAGTTTTATGGCGACCAGACTGAAGAACAAGCGAGAAAGAACTGGGCGAAACATTTAGAAAGACAAGAAGCACGAAGAAAAAAAAGAATGCAAAGGGGGTATAAAAAAGGCGGTTTTATCGCTACAGGATGTGGCAAAGTGATGGGTAATAGACGTAAGAAAACGAGGATTTTCTGATGATACAAGCACTAATAGGACCCGTGACCGGGTTACTGGATAAGTTTATCCAGGACAAGGATTTGAAGGCCAAGTTAGCGCATGACATAGCGACTATGGCGGAGAAACATGCGCATGAGAACGCTTTGGCACAGATCGAGATTAATAAAATTGAGGCGGCTTCCTCGGATTTTTTTAAAAGTTCGTGGCGACCGTTTATTGGATGGGTTTGTGGGGTAGCTTTTGCATACCATTTTGTGTTACAACCTATAATAATATTTGTGGTAGCATTATTTGGTGCGGAGATACCAGCATTGCCTGAATTCGACATGGCGAGTTTAATGACTGTGTTAGGTGGGTTACTGGGGCTCGGTGGATTACGCACTTACGAGAAATCGAAGGGGTTAACAAAGTAACATGGCTACTGAACCAACATCGTTGATTGATG